GTTGGTGAACAGATCCTTAAGGGCTTTACCAGAAGCAATGTTACCAATACCAGTTCTAATGTTTCTACCAGCACGGAAGAAACCACCTGCTTCATCTGCAAGACTACCAGCACCACGTGCAACGTTCGGGAAGGGACGACCTGCAGTGCGGAGAACAGTGGCGTTCTGTGCACCAGTGATGCCCTGCATAAACAACTGGCCCTGCTGCTTGATAGCACCAGCAGTGTTTACAAGTTTACCTTTAGCAGAAGCACCACCACCGACAAGTCTTTGGAACCTAGAAGCAACACTCTTGCTAGGATCACCAGCACGTGCTGCTAATCTAGCATCAAATAAAATTTCATCAAGACTATTCTTAAGACCTCCAACAGTAAAACCTTTGGTTTTTACTGGACTCTTTGCAAGAGTATCCAACCCATCAGTGACAGCATCGAATGCTCTACCAGCACCTCCTCTCGTAGCGGTGCCAGCATTGCTAGCAGTGTTTTTAATCGTCTGTCTTATACCACCTTCTGCAGGATTTCGGAAGCGTTTCGCAATCCTACTACGAACTGCTGCACCATCTTTAAGCTTGGACATCTTCTTAGATGTCGCAAGACCCATACCAATGTTACCAATGCCAAAGGCACTGAACCCCGCAATGGGGGTCATTAAATTCCTTAACTTATTATACTCAATGGCAACTCGCCTGCCAAAGTTTTGTAACTTAACGTCTGCTGTTTCTAAAGCATTAGCAAGACCTTCGACACCATCAGCAAGGACACCAAGGATAGCATCCGACTGTGTTATAGCAAGAGTAAGAGCACCTGCAGCACCAGCTGCCAGCAGTGCCTTCTTTAACTTCTCGAAGTCTATACCACCCTTCTTACTACCACCTTTCTTTGCAAAGGGGTTAGAAATTTTGGGACCTGCCTTACGCTGCTTCTCAATTGCAGTTTCTTGGGCAGAGAACTTGCCCTTAGAAATCATCTTGTTTTCTAAGGCAAGACGAGAACGCTGAAGTTTAAGCGTCTGCGTCTGCAGATTTACCAGATCGTTAAGAAGAGCGTTAGTAACCATCTGCTGCTTCACAGAAGCAGCTTGGATTTTAACAAGATCAGTGTTAGCAGATCCCGTCAGCGGATTATTCTTATACTTACTGGTGTCTAATGCCATTACCTGTTAGCTTTTAGCTGTTGCTGCTGTAGCTTTTCTTCTTCCAGGTGCGCCAGCAGGAGAGCGATGTAAACATCTCTTTCCCAAGGCATCATCCCTTCGATCTCTGCTAGGTTATATTTATGGTGCTGCATCAAAGAGAAGTTTGTCCTAAAATAGTTTTCAAGACTATTGTAAGACATACTCACCCGAAAAAAGATGCAAGACCCTCCAGTGTATACTCACACTCTGCTTTAGTATTAGGATTAATAACCGAGAAGGTGTGGGTAAGTTTAGGCATATTGCTGAAGAATTCCTGAACAGATTCAAACTGTTTAGAAGTCAGACTCTCCAAGAAACCAACCAATTCTTTTCTAGAAGAATTTGCTGCTTCATATACATCTTCACCATCAATAATCTGATCGATGCAGTCAGCGATGAGTTCAAATACTTGATCAGGACTCTGCTCCTGTTGAGCAAAGTTATTCTTGATGAATTGATCCAGAGAAGGATACTTCATCTTCACAGTGATGTCATCATTGATATACACAGAGTCGCTGTGGTCATCAGGTTTGACAACTTTAATTTCATTCAGATCGATTGCAACATCAACCTGCGTTTCGTTGTCATCAGTGCAAGTAACTTTAAGTTCCAGTTCTTCGCCAACTGACTTAGAACGAATCATAAGAAACAGATATTCGAGATCGAACATCGCAAGTTTCTCAACTTTTAGTCTACTAACAATGCAACCCTTAAGAAGATCAACAATAGCTTGTTGAATTTGTTGTTCATCTTCTGATTCCATTGCTACGAGAAGAACTTTCTCTTCCTTAACTAGGAAGGGTCGGTACTTAATCGTTTGTCCAGTAGAAGGAAGCTCACACTGGTAAGTGGGCACCTCAAGCTTTGGTAAAGGCATAGTGAGTTCAGTTCAATACTATTATTTAGAGCGGTTAGTTAAAGAGGTTCCCCATATCATTTGTGAACGAACTGAATGCTCGCCCAACGTTTCCTATCGCACTGCTAAGTGATGCTGGATTAGATGTGCGGATGTTATTTGATTTACTTTTTAAATTCTTACGGGCGTCTTCAAACTGTACTTCAAATCTTTCGTAGTACAAATTGACAGTACACTTCATTAGTGTAGCAGCACCTGCGTCTAGTGGAACAGCATCAATAGAATAAGGATAGCATTCTGTAAAGAAGTATCTTAAACTTCTACCTTGCTCAGAGTATCTCTTGCCAGGTTCAAACTTATCAACTGCAATAGTTGTCTGATAACTATCAGGATAAGATAGTCTAGTAAATCTATTGCGATTCCTCTGAGGAATAGATGACATCTCATCAGGGATGACTTGTGTCTGTCCGAACTGAGATTTCTCTTGGAAGATTTTATCGAACCAAGCGTGGAAAACTTTCAACGCTGTCATATTACCATCACAAATAAATGACAGTGACAGATCGTTGTACATCTTCATCGTCGGATACTTCATACTGTGACCAGTATAATATCCATTGACCTGAGAGGTCGCTGCTTGCACACTAGGAAGTGCTACGTTATCACAGAAGATCTCTAGCGTCCTCTGATCAGGAACGTTGCTACCAAAACCTTCCAGTCCCAAACGATCTAGGGACGGGATAACAACACGAAAAGAATTGGACTTTGCAATCCCTCCACCGCGTGCTATCTGTTCCTGTACTTTTTGGTATAGATTCGCCATCTAAATAGGCTGGAAGGATACGTTTTATTTATGGCGTACTCGGGGCAGTACAAACCAGTGAACTACCAAAAGTATAAGGGCAATCCCAGTAGGATCTTTTACAGATCATCCTGGGAACTTATGTTTATGAAGTACTGTGATCGTGAGGATAATGTAATCGAGTGGGGTAGTGAGGAAATCATTATACCATATCGTTGTCCCACTGACGGTAGAGTACATAGATATTATCCCGATTTCTATTTGAAAGTGAGGGACAAAGATGGTTCTCTCAAAAAATATATTGTCGAAGTAAAACCTAAGAAGCAGACCAAACCTCCTGCTCAACCCAAGCGTAAAACTAAAAAGTTTATGCAAGAGACGTTTACCTTTATGAAGAACACTGCCAAGTGGAAGGCAGCGAAAAACTACTGTGATGATAGAAGAATGGAGTTTCTAATTCTCACGGAGGATCATCTTGGAATCAGTCTTTGAAAAATTAGAGAAAGCGCAGGACGGTAAAGATAGATCTGCATCCTGGTGGCGTTCAGCATCTAAGAATGCAATGCGCAGTGCGTTAGCAGATGGCACCAAGGAAGCTATTCTTCTCAATGAGGTTGGCAACGATGATGATCTCAATCAAGTTAGAAGAACACCTAGGGAGGGTACCATAGTCTTATTTGAATACGATGCCAAGACTACGAAGCAGAAACTATCTTACTACGATCAGTTACCACTGGTAGTAGTTCTGGAAGTAAAGACAGATCATTTCTGGGGAGCGAACCTACATTATATCAGTCCGAAGAAGAGATTAAAAACTATTAGCGCACTCCTCAGCAATAAGATAGATGTACCTCGGAACATCATCCATAAATATAAAAAAAGTGATGTGAAAAACGCCAATCTTTTTATTGAGATTGACGAAAATGATTGGGACTCAGCGATCCATCTACCACTAGAGCAATTTGTTTCTGCTGTTGGTAAGATAGAAATACCTGTTCTCTCCAAAAAAGTCTGGTTAAAGTATGATGCCCTTGCAAAATATAGGTTCAGAGCGAAACGCAAAGTGTCCTAATGGCAATTCTCGACGCACTTACAAGTAAATCATCGTTAAGGTTTCCTGCTGATAAGGTAGAGGACTTTGATGACTATATGATGTTCACTGTGTATGAATATCAACCTCCTTTCCGTAAAGCAAAGTGCATCGGTGAAGCAGGTGGTAGTCTTTATGGTGGTAGATACGCTGACTATGATGTAACTGGTTTTGGTGGTGGCGAACTATCGCAGTCACCATACAAGAATATGATTCTCTATATGCCTGAAGACATCAGGGATAGTCACTCTAGAGCGTGGGGTGATGTTCGTATGGGTAACCTTGAGCGTGCTGGTCTACGTATGGCTGGTTCCGCAATCGATGCTGCACCAGATATATTAACTCAAGGTGCTGGAGGTATATCAAATACCTTAAAGGGTATGATGCCTGGCAATCCTAGAGAGCAAGGCAAAGCATTAGCAAAGTCACTAGCAATTAATGCTGGTGCATCGATGACTGGTCTGCAAGCTAACGCAGTTGCTGGTGGTCTTACAGGTACGATTCTCAATCCAAACATAGAAGTTATGTTTGATGGTGTTGGTATGAGAACGTTCCAATTCAATTGGAGTTTAGTACCACGCAACGCTAGAGAATCTAAGGTCATTCAAGAAATGATCTGGCAATTTAAAAAGTCATCTGCACCTTCGATGGAAGCAGATGGTTGGTTTATGAAAGTCCCCTATGTATATAAAATCCAGTACAAGCAGGGTTCTAAGGACAATCACTGGTTAAATAAGATGAAGGCGTGCGCCTTACAAAACATCTCTGTTAGTTATACAGGAGCAGGTTCTTATTCCACAATGGAAGATGGTGCTCCCACCTCTGTGCAAATGTCACTATCGTTCAAAGAACTCAAGATGGTGATCTCCAATGACTTCGGTGACAAATTCAAGTACGGAACACAATACTACTGATGGCATCTTATTTTTCCTATCTACCTAATATTGATCTCGCTATTCGTCCGATCAGATTTCCCTGGTCGGAGCAGCAATATAAGGTAGCAAAAAATATTTTCAGGAGATTTAAACTCTCCGATAGTGTTCTAGACACAGCAACATATTTCAAGAAGTATGTCATCGATGATTCAGATCGTCCTGATCTAGTATCAGAACTTCTTTATGGTCGTAGTGATTACGACTGGGTTATTATGATGTGCAATAACATTATGAATCCATACTATGACTGGCCTATGTCTACACCAGTCCTGAATGATTATATCAACAGCAAATATGATAATCCATATGATATCAAACACTATGTAACAAACGAAGTAAAAGATAGTGCTGGCAATGTTGTGCTGCCTGCTGGTCAGATTGTAGATGAAGGATTCTATAAGGCACCTTACTGGGTAGAGTATGATAAAACTGATGTTGAATTCCCCGAACCAGAAAACGAAGTTCGATTAAACATAACGAAGAAGTTAGTTATCGAAAGTATCAACATCGATAACGCTGGTTTTGGTTACGAAACCACACCTAGCATCACCATCTCTGCTCCCAGTGGTAACAATGGTGAGATGCCTGCTGTAAGAGCAACTGCTGAAGCAGTAATGACTCCAGGTGGTCCTCTAGATTTACTAGAAGTTTTATCTGGTGGAGAAAACTATACTTATCCCCCTACTGTTTCTTTTGATGGAGGTCTAGCAAACGAGAGTGCTAGCACTGTGATCGAAGACGGAAAAGTCGTGGAGATCAGACTCAATGGTACCTCTTTCGATACTACTGTTGCAGATAACATCTACGAATTTGGAAATGGTACAGTCATTGCCCAAAACGGTACAGGAACTGGAGCGGGAGGAGGTTTTGACGTTGGTGGTACGCACCTCAGATTCGGTGACACGTGGGGAACCCGTTACGCTACCCTTAACTCAGTAGATATGACGGACTTCGATACCGTCATAGTCTATGCTGTGCGTGGTAACGGAAGTAACGGTGGCGAAACACCTGACATCAATGGTGTGGAAGATCTCTACCTGAGATATCAGATTGTTGATGGTGCACCTGTTGCAGAGAATTGGGTCAACCTCGGTATCGTGATCGATGCTGTGCCTAATGGTACTGGCAGTGGTGTCTTAACAGGTTATGAATTCCAGGTACCTGAAGAAGTAAGAACTCAAAACGTTTACTTCCAGTTGTACCAACCTGGCAACAGTGGTCCTCCGTATGATCACTACGGCATCACTACAGTGAACTTCGTCAACACTACAAAAGTGTATGCTTCTGATGCAAATATGTACTTCACCAACAACCCGTTAGATACTACTGGTTCTGGTGCTGTTGGACGTGTGACTTTGAAGAAGAGCATTCAAAGTATTAACATCACTAACCCTGGTTCTTATGACGAGGAAGGCGAAGAACTTTTAATTACTGTAGGTACGGGTGTTTTCAGCCGTGGTTTTATGTACGGGTCTGAATATGTTCCTTACTATGCTGACGTTCCTGCACAGTTAAGTGCAACTGTGGTACAAGAAAGTGCTGCTATTAATGTAGGTGACGAAGTGACATTCAGTAATGGTATCGTTGCAGATGTCACTACAGTTGAAGGCGATTTCTTAGCAGTTAGTCTACAAGAAATTGATACAGAGAATCCAATCACAGAGGGTATGCAGTTCAGCATCAACCCTACTGGTGTTGTGACTAGTGTTGTCTCCACCACACTGACAGAACCTACGTTTGTAGATGATAAGAACAACTACTTTAGATACAAACTGCAGCGTCCTTCTGGTACTAGTGGGTGGGAAAAATTAGTTCGTGATAGTTTCCGTTACCGTGATCCTGATGGTTCTATTGTGACCCTACAAGGTGAAGCGATTGCTAGAGCAATCAGTCATCACGAGTATGAAACTGAAGCAAATGATAAAAAGCGTGAGATTTATATCCTTAAGAAAAGATATCTCCCACGCTTTATTCAAGAAATGAAGGAGCAACTTCCTTATAAGAAGAGCTCCGATTATGTTAGCAAGACACTAAAGAGATCAAGTATCTGATCCAGGCATCTCATCCTTTTCAGATTTCTTATTGAATCCGAAGGGATCACCCTTGTCTTCCATCTTCAGTCGCAATGCTACTGTACCGATGGACTCAAGGATCTTCAGAATATCCTCCGCTCTGGCACCTTCACCAAGTTCTTTGGCAACGTACCAGTACTTTGGCCAGAAGGTTTCACCCGCCTTCTGGTAATCTTCGAGAGTCAATAATTTCATCGTGTAAAGTAGCGGTCCATACGGAGTTTAATGTAATACATTCCGATGACCCAGAGGGAGAAGAGAAACCCTTCTCCATAGGACATAGAATTCCAAGCGTGTACAACGTCCATCAATCTTCCTCAGCAAGGCGAGCGAAGTAAGACAGTTGGTCATCATCATCAGATGTTTTACCAGCGATGTCAGGTGCATTGAAGTCACCTTCATCAGTCTTCTTCTCGAACTTAGGAGTGAAAGAAGGAGCAGAGACTACGGGTTCAAACTCTTCGTCATCAACAGTCGGAGTGGCAGGTCGCTTGTTAATGCCGAGGACTTCGTTCAAACGTGACGTAAGTTCTTCGTAGGTCTTGAACTGATCAGCAGCGGTGAAAGAAGTGAGAGAATACTCTTGCTTCCAGATACCTTCCAGTTCATCATCGTCCTTAGACAATGCAGACTGACGATCGAACTCAGACTTGTCGTAGTTCCAGTAACCAGCGACCTTACAGATCTTCAGTTTGAAGTTAGCACCTTCCCACAGATCGAAGGGGTTCACAGGAGTCTCGTCTTCAAACTCGGGTTGCATTGCTGCAGTGATCTTATCGTAGATCTTCTTACCGAACTTGTAGAGGAACACCTTGCCCTCGTTCTCGGGGTGTGCAGGATCGCGCACGACATAGATGTTGGTGTAGTAAGAGAGTTTACGCTTCTGCTTACGTGCAACTTCCTTGTCGGCATCGATGCCAGAATTCCAGAGTTTACGGTTGACTTCACCGACAGGATCCTTGCCACCGATAGTGGTCAGGGAGTTCTCGATGTACCAACCGCCAGGACCTTGGAATGCGTGGGAGTATACTTTTGCCCACGGGAGTTCCTCTCCATCAGGAGCAGGGAGGAAACGGATGACGGCGTAACCGTTACCAGACTTATCAAGCTCTGGTTTCCAGAAACGTTCGTCGGCACCACCACCAGACTTGTTAATCTTCTCTGCTTCCTGCACTAGTGCTTGGAGCTGAGAGGTGGAACGGCGCTTGAGGTCGCTAAAAGACATTGGATTACCTTGGATTAGTTAGGATTTGGTTTGTAGGGGTTGCCCCCAAGCCACACGTCGGACTTGAACCGACGACCTACGGTTTACAAAACCGTTGCTCTATCCAGCTGAGCTAGAGTGGCGAGTGGGTGGCGGGGAGCAGTTTGTCGCTCCCTCTTACTGTTTGCCACCATTATAATACCGCTGCTGCGTCCAGCAGCGGGGCACCAAGGGAGTTCCCATCCCTCTCTCACGCGGGTTGGATTCCGATTCTTTTTTCTCTCGGAGTCGTGAGCACGG